CCTGCCGCTCCTGTTATACCTTTTCCGATTGCTTGCATAGGAGTTGATGGACCCGTAGTGTTCATGAATTGAGAAACCTTCGGCATAGACATAGGACTTTTACCTGTAGTTCCCATAAACCCAGTAGTGTTGCCTCCACCTAAACCCAACATGTTAGCCGCACTAGCAAAAGGAGAAGCAGCAAATCCTCCTTTTAACCCTGCTTCAATGATGTTTCCTATTCCGCCGCCGCCTGCCGCCGCCGCGCTTGCGCCTGAAAAAGCACCCGCTAGGGATGTTAGTCCTGCTATTGCTGATACTATTCCGCCAATACCCATGTGCTTTTGCCTTTCATATTTAACATACCTTACCTGTTTTTTTACGAAACAGCAACTGTTACTGTTCCTATCGCGCCAGTTCCTGTTGATCCAGCACAAGCGGCAACATTAACGAGAGCTATTTTAACAAATCCATCTACTTGATACAATGCCCCTGATTCTAATCCAACATCGTTATCGGCCTGTAATTCAGTGAGTGTGGCTCTTGTACCTCGTAAGGGCCCAGGGTTTTGAAGTACAGAAAGAGTCGCCTCTAATGCTCTTACTAAATCACCCATGTATCTATTGTCAACTTCTCTTGCTGGAGTGGGAAGTCTTGGGAAAGGAGTTACAGTATTAGACATTACCGCCTACCATCCTGACGTAACTCAATCCTTGGAGTTCCAAGTCGCCAATTCACACCCGCTGCATTTGAAGATATCTTAAAAGCAAACGCCCTACCCCTCAATCGTATGTCTGCTTTCGTTGTAAATTGTTCAAAAGGAACGGTGGTTGAAGTTGCCGTCCAATCAATATCACTTGTATCCGTTTGCAAATACGCACCTCCTGGGAAGTTTTGCATTCCAAAAGTCATATCTACACTTGGAGCTCCTGCCGTTGATCCTTGGAAACTAAGATCTGGAATAAGTTTGCTAATAAACATAAACCTGTCCCCATCTCCTATATCTACAGGACTAGCCTCGATAGATGCAGTCATTGCGGAACCATCATCATCATATCCAATCTCATGGTTGTAAAGATATCCGCCTTGTGCTGCTATCGGGTATTGGTTAACACCTCGATCCATAAACGCTGTTCTAGCTAAAGAACCATAGTACCAAACACCTTCTCCGTAATTATATGTAACGTACCTATCGTTCTGTCCGTCCCCACCATTAGCAAGAGAGTTTGAATTAGATACATAGAACCAGGTTAGTTCTGTAAACTCAGCGTTATGAGCCGCGTATGTTTTATCTTTTTGACCATAATCAAAATCGGCAAACACTTTATCTTTTACGGTGCAAGCTAACTGAGTCGTCTGCCCCTGGTAACTGTAGAAGGAATCTTGTCCCATCCAAAAAACAGCATCCTCAATAGCAACCGCAGCATTAGGACCCATGATTGTTATGCCCGTAGACAAAGGTTGAATACCAAAAGTAAACGGAGCACCTAGATACTGCATGGAATGTAAAGTACTATCAGTAAAAACTACTATCTCACGTTTTGTTTCAAGGGCTGTAACAAAAGTAGAACCCGTACCAATCCGTAAATCACCCGCTGAGTTCGTAGCTAGAGGAGTCCAATCGGTTAAGGACTCTGAACTAGAGAAACGTATAAGCAACGGATCCTGTGTCGAAGTACCAATTGTATTTGTTCCAAACGCAATCACATGCCGAGAGTTATCCGAAACCATTACTTGTTTTGCGACAGTGGGTATATCGCTACCAGTAAGAGAACTAATATCCACGGCTCGAGCAGCAAGTCCTCCACTTTCATCCCAATAGTAAATAGCTCCATCTCTTAAATTAAGTAGAAGGTCTTCTCCAAAGTTGTCTTGATTCCATAAAGCTAGTTGTCCTTCAACTCCTGCACCAAAGCTAGATCCCCATGTGCCTCTACTCCAGGTTCCTGATCCCCAACCTGTTCCACCAACTTGTGTGTCTAACCCACAATCAATTTGGTATTTAGCAACCGTACTACCACCGCCATTACCAGAGTCACTGGAGTTTCCCGTAGCTGATATATTTATAGTATAAGTGTTGGTAGTTGGAACAGTTTGTATTTCAAACTCTTGATTAAGAATTGCGGCTGTAACATTTCCCCCTAGAGAGGCCGCGCTACTAAACGTAACAAAATCCCCTGCATTAGCACCATGCGAACTGTCCGTTACAGTTGCTGTAGTAAAGCCGTCACCAACAGAAAAAGTAGCTGATCCGCTAGTGGTTTTTCTAATAGGAGTAATATCATTGAAATCTGTTCCCCTTAGAATATAAAACTTTTTATTCGTCCCTACTCCAATATATTGGTTGCCGTCTAGTGCCGTCCATGCAAACAAACTTCTAGCAGAACCAACATAAGTGTTTGATGTATACTTTTCCCAGCCACCTATTTTCTCAGGAAGACCTAGTCTAAAACGAATTTTATCACAATCGACCCAACCACCTTCATTGGAAAACGAAGTAACATCTCTGTTGATGCCTGGTTTATATTGTAGTTTTGTTAAGGGCATTGATTATCTCCGTCAAATTATCCTCGTAGGATGATAACATTTTTTACAACAAAGTTAACCCCTTATCAAAACCTACACTTACTTTTATGAACTAGGGTGTTTAGCTTTAATTTTTGCTACTTCCTCCTGCCAAGCCGCCAAGCCCTTTTCAGTGATATACTCAATTTGACTTGTTAATGATCCATAAGCCTCTATTCTAGCTCTTAGCCAAGCTGGATTAGTGTCCTCTTCCACTCCGTCACTAAAAGATATTTGATCTACTGATCCAGTTTGACCAGCCGCTATCCATGAAGGGTTTGATACAGCAGCTTTTGGAGCATACCCTTGAACCCTTTCTTCAAAAGTTTCCTTCGTGTCACTTGTTTTTACTGGAACATTAGCCCAAGAATCGTCAGCAAAGGTTACGACTGCATTGCCGTCTGTCAATTCTTTTATTGTGTAATCCATCTTTATCGTTCCTTTTTACACATCATAAGACATAGGGATATGCAGGGTTTTCTGGTACTAAACTGTTCAAGTTATCGTCCGACCAATCAAAACCTTCTGAGTTCCATGATGTATAAACTTTGGCTAAATAAATGGAATAACCTTCGTCATCCAACAGGCAATAAGCTTTGACCTTATTGCCATCGTCAACAAAAATCCATCGCCCTATTCCCTTATGTGTGTTGTTCGGAGTATCAACACCCCGATCTACTAACAAAGAAATTGCATTCGTTGTCGGATGTTTAAGATATACTTTATCACCTTCTTTTTTAATTGTAATATCCATATCGTTCCTCCTACCAATTACCCACAGGACAACGTGCCGATTTTAAATGAACTTTTAATTTCATTATGCACATACACTTTTTACATTGTGAGATGCTTGATCTAAACCAATCACATTCTTTACATATATCATATCGCTCTGACGCTGACATTAAGTGTATGCTCCATTAATTGTTCCAGAGTTTGTACCAATTATTGTGTAAGCCGATACGCCTGAGAAAGTTACAGCTCGACCTGCGGCACCACCACTTGAACCTGATGAACCGTTGCTCCCACAATAGGAGCCGCCGTTACCGCCTGTAGCACCAGTAGCTCCTGCATTTCCAAAGGTTCCTCCGTTACCGCCTGTACCGCCATCACCAGCGTTTGCCTGTTCTTGTCCAGAATGTTGTGAACCCTCAGATCCAGCGGAACCATTTGCTTGGGATTGACCGTATCCTTGGCCTATACCACCAGCACCACCTGTTCCTCCGCTAGTTGGGAAGTAGTATGAACTTTCATCCTCTTGACAACCACCAGCATTAGCGCAAGATCCTACACTACTACCAGCACATTGGTAACGTGTACCATTACCCCCAGTACCACCTTTTCCACCGCCTCCGCCTCCGCCTGAAAGGGTTGAGCCTGAAAGCATGTTAATAGTAATTCCAGTAGATTGAACCGTCATAGCAGTTCCGCCAGCACCTCCAGCACCTGAAGAGCCCGCTGATCCTGCTGTTCCTTGGATGTTACCAGAGTTGTTTATAACTAAAGTTCCACCCATACTGGTTGGTGCAGTTAGAATCCCCATAGTCGTTCCAGAGTTAATAGTATATACCTTGGCGATATTATCTGCCCAACTGCCAGAACTGGCATTGTCGAATAGTGTTTTTAAGTTAGCACTTGATGCCGCAGAAGCAGTTACGGCTACATTGTTAGATTTACCGTACCCATCAGACATATCAATAGCACCAGAAGAAACATCAAATAAAGTACGCACATTTGAACCACCCATGTTAATAGTAGCGGTAGCTGTTAAATCAAGTTCTACGTTTACTTGCTGTAGGGATATTGGATTTCCTGCTGATGGTAATGCCATGTTTTATCTCGCTTTTAATTCTTCAATCTCAGCTTTCAATTCTTTAATTGCTTCAATCAGATAACCAGTAATATTGCCGTAGTTTACACTTAGTGTACCCATTTCATCTTCTGCGGTGAGTACAAGTTCTGGAGCAATCTTCTGTAGTTCTTGTGCGATCACACCTGATGAGTCTTTGCCTGTTTCGTCACGAACATAGTGTACGCCTCTCATCTCGCTTACTTTAGATAAAGCATCAGGTATCGTAGTTATGTTAGATTTTAGACGTTCATCAGAGAACGCAGTAACATCATTGTTAAACGTAGCCGCACCTGCCGCTGACATATCAAGGGTGAGAGCTGTAATGGCTGAACCACCGTCTTGGCCTTTGAACAGCATATCTTTGTCGTTTGTACCCACTTCAAGTACAAAATCACTACTTGAATTAGAAGCAATTCCATAGATAACTGAAGCATCGCCAAAAAGTATTCTACCGCTATTATCAGAATTAAGAGTTATATCATCAACAGCATCAATCGTAAAAGTATCTGTAGCTGTAAGTGTATCACCGTCCAGAGTCATTTCATCTACAACCACACCAGCGTTGGCTGTTACTACACCTGAAGGTACAAAAGTTCCCGTAACTGTTACACCACCTGCGGCAGTAGCTAGTTTTGCGGAATTGTCGTGGTAAAGGGTGACTGCGCCATTTTCCACAAATGCTGCCATAGTTTCTGAGTCAGAACTCATAAGATTAATGTCATCTGATTTAATAGAAAGCGAACCTGCTACAGTGTTATTAATAAAAGCATTAGACCCATCATAAAAAATTTGTAAATCTGCCCCTGCACCTAGTTGAACTTTTGCACTATCTGCAAAAGTAGCGTTTCCAGCATGAGCCGTAGTAGATGCAAAATCTACAGCACCATCAATGTCAACAACGTCTAGGTTAGTTGTACCGTCTACATCTAAGTCTCCATCAAAATCTGAATTTCCTGAAACAGTTAGAGCCGCGGCTTTAGTTGTACCCGCTAAATTAAGATCTGTTAAAACATCGTAGACCACGGCACCAGAGCCACCGCCATCCGTTGCAATCATCTTTGTTTCACCCGCTAGGATCGCAACATTAGCACCACTTCCTTGTGTGAAAGTTAAAGTATAACTTGTAGCGTTTTCCATAATCCAAACTTTAGAAGATGTATTTGGCAAAAGCGTTACTGTACATGCCTGTCCTCCTCCAGTAAGTTTAAGAGCCATGCTTCGATCTGCATCTGAAGCACCATCCGCTATGGTTATATTATCTGTTGAGGCGTTAGCAATCGCTCTTGTCCCCCAACCGAAAGCTTGCCCAATTAATTCTAAGTTGGTGTTTGTCGTTGTACCCCATGTTCCCGATTGATCGCCTGTCGCCATCTCGTTGAGTCTGAGGTTATTTACATATGTACTTGCCATTTTATGTTCCTTATGCCGCTATTTCAGTCCAATCAGGTGTTGTTGAGGAGGGGACTATTTTACCCCATACGTTTTCTTCGCCAATGAACCCCGTAGCACTAACTCCTGTTGAGCTTATCACACAAGACCCTTGTATGGCAATAGTTCCTAGTGCAGAAGTTCCAGAAACTCCTGTAGGGGATATTATTGAGGTGTGGTCTGTCGTTACTGTTCCAAGAGCCGAAGTCATAGCAGGGGCATTTGTAACGGGAGCACCTGTAGTAGGTAGTATGTTAAACACGAAAGGTGTATTCGCTGTTCCACCCATGCCACTATGGTTTGTACAATAGTAATATAAAGTTGGAGCAAACTCTGGTACAGTTATCTCTGTATACGCACCCGCTTGACCGGGAGTTCCGTTCACCGTTACTCCAGTGGTATACTCCGATCCCCCAGCGTGTGATCCATTGGACGTAGTAGAAAATCTAAGAGGATGACCTGAATTAGAAGAGTCTGACTGATCAAACCTGTAAGTGTTGCGCTCAAACAACTCTTGTGTTTGTTGTTGCACACCATCAATAAAATATTTATTTGCTCCACTTACATTTTGAACAGTCACTGTTTTTGTAATTGTTGTAGCAGAATAACCACTAATACTGACTGTCGAAGAAACTCCTGAAGGTGTTACAAGTGCTGTACCTACAACGGACTCGTCCCCTAATCCTATAGAACCAACCATTCCCGTTTCAGTAACTATTGCACCAGCACCAGCAAGAGCAGTGCCTAGCGCAGAAATCCCTACTACACCTGACTCTATACTACGCCCTTCTGCAACGACTGTTGCTGTGCCTACCGCACCAGTGCCTACTTGACCCGCTACTAACCCACCTCCAATAGGTAGCCCTTCTGCAACTATGCCACCCCAAAGACCAGAGCCAAAACCATCTTGACCCCAACCACCAAAAGGCATTGATCCTTCAACACCTGTTACTACGGCTGTTACAGGTATTTTAGCTAAAACGGAACCTACCGCAGAAGTCGCGGCAATACCTGTTGCTTCAATAATAAATATAGAAGAAGCGGCTACTGTTCCCAGTGCCGAAGTTGCGGCAACACCTGTTGGGGAAACGGCAACATCAAGTTGACCGCCCCAACGATTATTACCCCAAGTGCTTTCACCCCAACCTATATTAGCCAAAGGATTACTCCTTTAAGCGATACGAATTATAGCGTTAGAAGCATCTGCCGTTGGAAACTGAACAGTAAATGTACCTGATGTAGATGTCTTGTTAGATCCAAAGTCAAGAACAGCTACTGCTTTATTGCCGTTAGTGTCATTGTATATCAAAGCACCTCTTGCAGTAATGGTTGCAGTTGTAAAACTTCGATCCGCAAAGTCAGTGAACGCCGTTGTTCCAGAGGAGGTTGGTGCAACTTTAGTTAAAGCTAATCCTCCAGTGACATACGTTCCACTTGAAGCTACTTCTCCAGTTGTTACATACACCGTAGATGCGGCTCCTAATGTTGCAGTTGTACTGGACTTACCGCCACTGCCAATAGCATATAATGCTAATTTAAAAGCGTTTCCGTTAGTAGCAAAGTTATGTGTAGCTGTCATCAATTCTTTTTTAAACGATGTACACATTGCTTGTGTGATTGCCATTTTATATTCTCCTTATAGTATCGGCTAAATCGGGGTGACCAGCCTCTCGTAATTTATGACATATAGTAGCACGTTCTTCACGTCTAGCCAACTCTATATGATAATGCACGACATTTCGTACATTATCAGAGAAAGCTTGCGCTTGTTGCCTGATTGGTTCAGGTGCAGTCTCTGATACAGCAACTATTTTATCAACAGCCATTTCAGAAATCTGGTCGTTACTTAGTCCCCCATTGTCTGACGAAACTATTTTAATTAGTCCCGTCTCCATTCCTCCATTTACACTAAACATTTTTATACTCTCTCCCATTTACATATTGTAGATCATGTCTTCCAAACACCACAGGATCTTGATCCACTGGTTCAGGTGGTTCCATCTTAGATTGTTTGGTTATTAACAAGCCACCATTTTCATGTGTTTGAACCAAAGGATCTTTTAATCTGTGATAACCATATAGTTTTTCGTTTTCTGGTACATTCGTATCCAAAAGACCTGAATTATGTGCAACTTCTATCTTTATTCCTCTTGATGTTGCTATGGCACACCAAAACTCAGTACAAGCTCGACCAGCTTCTGCCATATTAACGTGCCTATAAGTGTAATCTAATCCGTACAAACAAAGTTCTTTTGCACCATAGTATATTGCATACGCTATTGCATACGGCACAGTATTATTAAAATAACAAATGTTTAATTCTTTAATTACTTCTTCAAGCGGATAAGGTTCTAGATGTTTAACTCTATTATCCATTTCACAAGTAAGTATGGGCTTAGTGTTTTTTTCTAAAAACTCTCTAGCAATACCTGTTTGTGATCCTGCGTTCTCTGAGTCCAAGAACCTTGAAACTGGATCCATCATAATAGTCTTGTCTACATGAATAATACCACCAACGCAGTTTATTCCCCATACCTCATCAAACTTTTCTGAACGTATCCGTGCAGCTATATAATCGGAATAGCTCCCACCTAACCCAACAATAGCTATTTTCATGATCTGCGTCTTTCTGGTAATCCTCTTCGATAAGCGTCTGAGTTCTCTCTAGCTTCAGCATAGTCTTTTAATCTAGCTAGTGACTCTTGATATCGTATCTCATACATTTGTGCCAAATCTTGTTCCCCCTTCATGTACAAATTAGCCTCAACTAAACTACCAAACAACATAGCATTCGGGGCGTTCTCACTTAACCAGGTGGTTCCATTATCACCAAGGGCGGTTAAACTTTGAGGCCTGTAAAAATAATGTAACTCCATTTTATATGTATCATCAGGTACAGGTGCAAGAATAAAATTATCCTGATCAAAGTAGGCATAGTACAAAGGTTTTCCTACCTGTAAGAGAGACGCTGTCGTATCTTGAGGAGCGGGAGTGTATGTCTGAATAAAGTTCACATCTTTTTGTAACAAAAATGTTCTAGCGTTAATTCCAGTAACAGCTTCTGCTCCATTGTATTGAGCAGACAGGCTAAAAGAAGCGAGGTAATCAGAGGGTACAGCAAGAAATTGACTGTTAGCATAAACAGTACCATCTACGTTTTTTCTAAATGTTTCTAAATCAACTGATTTTAAAATCCGTTCTTCTACTGTTTTAATAAAAGTAGGAAGGTTAGCAACGAATGTTGTTTCCGTATTATCAGCGTATTGTTGTATTGCTGTTTTTAATTCTGCATATGTAAAACTCATGTTACTACCACCGTTACAGTTCCTATCTCTCCTGTCCCAGGGAGATCATTAGGAGTTAATCCATCATTACTTGCCATACCTACAGGATTCCACCCATATTGTATAACTCTTTCTGCGGCTAAATTTGTTTGAGGTCTGGGATCTCGCAGTGCTTGAGGGTCTGGAGAAACAGGAGGAGGACTTAACTGAGGTTGTTTTTCTTCCCATTCATCAGGTCCAACTTTAGATCCATTCCATTCTGTCCTCATAGAATGAAGACGATATCTCCATCCAGATCTATCTGATATTCCCCAAGCTTTTTTACCACTTGCATATGCCATTAGCTAACCCTCAAGTAACTACCACTTGGTCTTAGAGGAAGATCTAAGAAGTCTTGATCCATATCAGAGGCTCTTGCAAACTCTTCTTCATACACTGCTTTTAATATTTGCAATCTATCGGGGGCTCTTTTCATAGCCATATAGTATGCAAGTCCCGCAACCATACAAGGATAGAACCGCAAAGGAGCTTCTACATTGTTGTAAAGATAATCTGCGTCTTCCATTTGTTGAATGTAATAATATGTAAGAGTGTCTGTTGAGTTTTCTGGTGTAGCCCAAACATTTAAAACTGGTGATATTGAACGATCAAAATAGTACTGACTAGGTCTTCCCTGGGTGGTTTTATCAGGAATAGTGGCATAATTATCTCGACTAATTCTATCCATCTCATAATCTGTTCCATCCCGGTTCAGAACTACTTGTAGAATATCAACAGTATGTTTGCTTAAAGTGTATGCCGAAGTACCTTGTGTTAAAGCTTGAGTAGCCGAACGTACTGTCCAAAGATTTACACCTCTGTTCGACCAATCAGCAAACATCAAATTAAGAGATCTTCTAGCAGTTTCTGCGTCATAACCAGTTCTAACTTCTAAACCACACCGCTCATACGCTTCTTCAATAATCTCACCAATACTAAGATCGAAGTTTCTAGTCCCTGACGTAGCCATAAGTTACCCTCTCTATAGAAAGATTTTTCATAATCATCGCTAACATATTGTGATTAGCATCTAATTTAACATTCATTACTTCTGTGTTCTTATCTACATTTATTAATGTGCGCGTCACCCAAGTAGACCACGCTCCTGAAACACCTAAGACAGTTGTGATACCAGCCGCAATAAAAAGTAATTTTATTTGAGCACCCATCAGCATCTCCATCTTTTTCGAGCTTGCCGAAGCCGACTGTTAGGATCTTTAGCCGCCTTCGGAAACTTTTTCATTTGACCCGCAGATCGAGCGCAATATGACTTACGTCTCTTCGCATCCTTACTGCCCTTTTTAACTTTGCCTGTAACCGCAGTCTTTAATTTAGAACCAGGGTTTTTTCTCCTGTATGCTTTCACACCTTTCTCAGTCATTCCCGCACCACTCTTGGTTGGTCGGAAATTCTTTTTATTTCTTTTAGGCATGTTATCAGCCATAGGAACCTCTATGCGTAGAAGATCGTTGCAGAAGTTGAATGAACAGAACTATATGTTATATACGCTCCATCTGTAAACAACATCCCATTATCTGGAACATCTGGATACTCTGAGCCTACACTCGCAGGAGTTTGATACTGTAAAAGAGCCGTTCCTGTTATAGATGTATTTCTAAAAGAAATTGTTCCACCTGTTGCAGTGCTTACCAAATAAATACCTTTTAATCTGCATCTTCCATCAAAGATAATAGCTTTGATCGCTGTTCCTGAACCAGCCTCAACATTACCCGCAGGATTACCTACTGCCGCAATTTGAGTGACTGTTGCAAAAGTGCTTGATCCTGTTGCTATATCCGCGTTTGCTCCTGTAATACTTTCTGTTTGAGCCGCGCCGTCTACATCCGTTCCAGTAACGGTAAAGGATATTCCACTATCGTTACCCGCAGAAGTAATTGTTACATTCCTTGGGCTATCGAAAGTAACGGCACCACCACTGGCTAAAGCTCCGCCTATAACCAAATTAGCGTTGTTTCCAACCGCTGCACTTGCTGAAATTCCATTTGGATCCGCCGCCGCTGATTCAATAAACGTGGATTGTACGTCTGAACCTGCCATATTATTCTCCTTTATAAAAGTGGTAGGGGTTACCCCCTACCTTAATTAATGGTTACGCAATTTGAACGTACTCAATAATGAACGTGAACGATCCTGCTGTTGTCGCATCAACTGTATTAGTGATGTTGCAGTAAATAGTTCTTGCGGTGTCGGTGTATTGAACAGAAGCTGGTGCAGTTGTACCATCTTGTGTTTGAAGAACCAAACTAGTTACAGTTACGTTATGTTCTACTACAGTTGTACCGCCATCAAGAATCTCATCTGTCTGAGCCGCAACAATTTGTGCACCAGAAGAAGAAGTACCAACTTCATATCCAATATCACCTGTTCCAATAACTGGAGAAGTGTCACAAAATATTTTAATGTCAGTGATTATTGTATTTGCTGGCTGAGTAAACTCACCAATTGTCGGGCTATCCCCTGCCGTAGTGTTAACTGTAACACCTGTTGCAAAACCAACGTGTTTTACATATTTATTGGTAACAATACCTGTTGAAGCAATAACTGCGGTATCAGTGATTGCACCTGTTGTAGCGTTTTTAGATACTACTTTAAATCCGTTTTCGGAACGGACTGGTCCTGTAAATGTTGTATTAGCCATGTCAATCTCCTTGTCTAGGCAAATGTCAGTCGCACCATGCGACTGTCAAGGTGACTACAGATTACATCAATTAAAAAGAAAAAGAAAGGGTCAAGCGTTAATACTTGACCCTTCCCTCATTTATTTGTCGCAGTCGCAGTTTTTAGCTTCTTCTGCAAGAATAAGTCCTAAGATGGCACTAGCAACACCGATGAACATTAATTCACCCATGCCTGTGATCATCCCAACACCTATAACCCCTACACCAATCGCAGCATAGCTAGATGGTTCAGTAAGTCTTTTTGCGACCCAATTTACAATTTTCATAGTCAGTCTCCTTTCATAAATAAAAAGAGGGCGACTGATTAAGCCGCCCTCTCTATTCTTTTCATAGTTCCGATTACGCTCCTGGCGAACCGAACACACAACGTGGATCAGAGAATCCGAAGCTATAACGCTCCCGAGCCTTGTATCTCATGTTGCCTGTATCGAAGTCGGCCTCCATGTTTGTAGACATTGGAGTACGCTCGAAATGGATAAACCCTCTAGGAGCATCTGTTTTAACCCACCACGCATCTGGATCAGTTAGGAAATCGTTAACGGTATAACCGTCAGGAACCATTCCCATTGATTTGATTGCGTTAGTGTCGTTATCAGCAGTGCCAACCCGAAGATTAGATACCATGATACGTTCTGCGATGAACTGAAGCTGACGTGGTAGAATTAACTTCATACCTCGAAGAGCTACTTTTAGTCCTCGCTCATCAACATACCCAGCAATACTGATCAACGCATCTTCCAAAGAAGTTTCGTTTAGATCAGAAGCAGTAGATGGTGTGTTTGATAGTGTCCCACCGTTTGTAAGAGGGTGTGCAGTTGAACAAAGTGCAACTCCATCTCCTCCAGCAGAAGCTCCACCAGTGAACGCATTGTTCAATATAGCGGCAGCTTTAACTTGCTTTGTGTGGGCCATTGATCTCGCAAGAGCACGGGTGTATCGGCTTCCGAGACGATCATAAAGATTGTCCTCGATAGCTTCTTCCGTGATTGAGAAAGCCAATGCTATTGTTTCGTTGTTGTAACGAGCAGTGAATGCTTCGTTAGCATCATCGAAGTTTACAGCGGAACCTTCCGATTTATTCGGAGCAGCACCAAATCCAGAAAGCATTACTTCCTCTTCAAACGCTCTGTCTGAAGACTCAGTAGTATAGATTTCTGCATGCTGATTTTCGTACCTGTCGTACTCCATGCCAAATAGGGCATTGAGACCAGGCTCTAGCTCTTTTGCTAGTTGTGCGCGTGATATAGCCATATCCTAATCTCCTTATACGCCAGTTGTAGAAACAGTAGCCGCTACAATAGAGCCAGTTGGCGCATTGAAGTGGTTGTTGATTCTAACGATTAGTGGGATACCAGCAACAGTGAAGTCAGAATTTCTAGGATCTTCTTGGATTCCCATGATTCTCAACGCCAATGTGTTGGTGGTTGCAACTGTATTCAAGTCCGCTGATGCAGAAGATATACCAGTAGTAGTAGAACCACTGTTACCTGATGCAAGAGCAATATTTGCGAATACAGATGTACGAACTTCCGCTTCTGTGTTCTGACCCGCAACAACATTAGATGTAGCGATTACGAACAATTGATTTGGATCATCGTACAAGAAGGCTTTGACAGGATAGTTAGAATCCGCGCCAGAACCAGGCCAATAGTTTGACCATACTGTTTTTCCAGTAGTAGATGAGACATACTCACAACCGCCGAAAACACCAACTATAGAGACGTTACCACCAGCCGCAGCTTGTAGATCGTCAATAACACCAGCCGCTAACGGAATAACCGCCATGCCCTGATATATAGGGTTAGAGTTGTCAGAGGCAATGCGATACTCAGTCATCCCAGTGGAGTTGGTCGATTGACCAATTTTTCCTAACGGTCTAAGACCGAAGGACCCATTTGAATTTGCCATTATAGCACCTCATTAATTATTCGGTTGAGGTTTTTCCTCGTCCGAAGGTTACACGACTTTGCCTGTTCTGATGAATAGGCATCAAAGGATTTTGTTCCTTCATTAAATCCTGATCGACTGCCGCCATTGCTTCGCGGGTTCGGGTCCCGTAATACTCGTTTCTTTCATTGGCTGTCTCGATAGGTATGCGACACAACATCAAGCCACCGTTACCAATAACTCCTGCATATTTACCATCTTCAATGGTCGGAGCTTCGTAACCGGGATACTCATCAGCACGAACGGGTTCATACCCTTCACGAAGTTTGGTATGAACATTTGTCTTGTCATCCTCTCCTCGCATTGCTGTTCGTATCCAACGATGCACATAACCCGCTGGGGGTTCTGGGGCATCTAAGCGACTGGGTGGTGCCCAGGGTTTTCTGCGCGTTTCTTTTTCTCGCGTTTGAGTTGATCGTGGTGCTCTTGTATCTGCCATTTTGTTTCCTTCTAGTTGTTAGCTTTTTCGCTAGTTTTCAAAAATTCCTTTGCATATCTATCCAGAGGAACATTTAGCTTTTTTGCCATAGCAACTTGTGACGGCGAGAGCTTCACGGTCCTGCGCCCCGATTTAACATTGCGAGATGCGGAGGATCCAGCGGGTGCGACCTGGTTTCCCCCTCCCGTTTTCTTAGGTTGAGCGTCTGAAAACTTTTCTGGGAAGTATTCCCTAAGTTGACGATCTACCGCATTATAGTACTCATCGCTTCCTGTGTCAAAGCCTTCTGCTTCTAAGTTGTTATGAATAGCAAATGCAGATGCAGTCATAACCTCATCTTTACCAAACCACTCATTCTTCTCTGTCCATGCTTTAGCTTTAGGATCCACTTGTTGTGGAGGAGGAGCCATCTGTTGTTGAGGCTGTTGAACTTGTTGTTGAGGCTGTTGAACTTGTTGTTGGGGCTGTTGTTGAGCTTGTTGTTGTCTAGCTCTAGCCACATGAAATCTTTGTTCTTCAATAGCTACACGGTTTAAAACTTCTTGAGCAGCAAGAAGAGCTTCAGAGTCTCCTTCCTCATGAGCTATCTTATATGCCCTATGTGCTGCCGCCTTTTGACTTTCTAAACGACCACCATATTCAGCGACATAACCTGTGTCTAATTGTTGCATCCTAGACTTCAAAGCCGCAATCTCTTGTTGTTGCAATTGTGCAACTCGTATTGCTTCTTCTTTATCTCGTTTCTCCTGATGAAACTTAGCTGTCTGTTTTTTTATTCTTTTTTGAACACCCTTGCTATAAGTTTCTAGCTCTTCATCGGATACTTCTTCTGACAGTTCCGCTTCAACTTTAGGTTCCTCTGGCTCTGCTATTTCAGCCTTGACCTCTTCTTTTTGTGGCTCAGAACTCTCAGCTTTGACCTCTTCTTTTTCTGACTGTTCCTCTTCTAGTTCCACAACAACCTCTTCTTCAAGATCTCCCGTTTGTTTAACTATACTCTCTGCATTTTCTACATTCATTTTTCTCTCCTAAATATGCTTAACGTCATCTGGTTCTAGTATGGTAGCAATCACTTCGTCATCATTAATGATACGAACCTCACCACCTTCTATTTTAAAACGAGATCCTGCATAGCGACCAATGCAAACCCATTGACCTTCCTTGCACCACGGTTCTGCGCCAGAGCCAAACTTATTTGGATCCTGATAGGCTAGTGGTCCAAGACGCATCACATAAGCAACAACAGTTGCTATAGATTCTCGTTCACGAACTTCTTCTGGAATAAACAATCCTCCACCAGTTTGTGCCTTACCCTGGTACGGCATAACTAAGATGCGCCACCCTGTGGGTTGAGGTAATCTTTCAACTAATGGTTGATCTAAGAGGGAAGGATCTAAGACCCTTTCATCGGCGGGTATATACGCGCTTTTAGCTTCTGAAGACGATTTCTCTGCCTCCTTTTCAGCTTTCCTTTTCTGCGCGACATGTTCAGGAAGATATAAGGTCTTCGACATCGTCAGCGTTCTTCTCCAGCAGGGCTTTAATTTCTTCTCTGGCAAAGGCAACGCCCCGTATCTCGCCTACCAAAGATTTGTACTGCTCCCAGTCCTGTGCTGCACCGTTGGATAGAGCTTGAGAGATATCCTCTTCTCTATCCTTCAATACCTTTAACATATAACGAGCAAATTCAACGCCGTCTAGCACTTAATAGATTCCACTAAAGAAATTTGGTTTTACTTGAGCTCCTTGGCCTTTAACATCCACTTTACCGCCATCTTTGTACTTAACCATACCGCCGCCCATCATGCCTTTAACACCTCGGCCTTTAAGAATGTCTTTCTTAGTAACCTTGCCATCACCAGTTAAATCTGGGAAGCCGCCTTTGACCGCACCGCCATCTCTGTACTTCATTTTCTTTTTCTTTTTACCCATTGATCCACACATAACCGTATCCTTTCTAAAGTTATTCTGTAAGTTCTAACGCTGCTTCCAACGTCTCATCGTTTCTTCTAGACCATCCACGACCAAAAGTGTCAAACGTACTTAGTCCTTCATAGAACTCTTGCCTCGTAGAATGCATCTTAACTACTACATCTTCAGGTAGCATATCATGTACAGCTTGGATTGTCATGGGGCCAATGTGTCCATCTGGTTCTGCGCCAACAATTTCTTGTAATGCTCGAGCACTTCTAGAAACTCCTGAGTTAACAGCCCAATCAAAAACAGCCCAATCTACTCCACTAGGTAGATCATCACAATGAGCTCTATTCCAATACTCTTCTTCATATATGGGGTACACATCTTCTTGAACAAGGCTCTTCATTTCTCCGTCCATAACTTGACGACCTACATGTTGTTCATAAACGGCTCTCGTAACGCCGTGATTTGTTTCACCACCAGGATCATCTGGATGATCAACATATCCACCTTCATGTTCCAACAACATCTCCATGCAATGTTCAAAATTACTTCTCATCAGCTTACCTTCCTTGCCTTATCTATAGCTCTTGACCCAAACCAGAAAGCTAGAATAGCCGCAAAGATTCCTTTAGTTTCCTCATCCCACAACACTTGTATGGCTTCGGCAAAATTAGTCCCAGACTTCAGAGCTTCCATAAGTAGTGTTATTTCAATAGTCGCAAACAAAAGAAAGAAGGCGTATGTAATCACAGGACGTACAGATTTTTGCAATCCAGCTATAAAACCTACACCCTTATTAATAGATATATCATGTTGGATAAGGCGATCATGTTCTTTATCGGCTCCCATTGTTTCATACATTTTAAGATCTTGATCGTAGCCAGAAGCTCTTAGCTCTGCCATAGCTTTCATCTTGTCTAGTTCATGCTTGTTGTCTTGCTTCCTAGCAAATGAATCCGTAATTGCGGGAACGGCTGAACTAGCAAAGCCTAAAACTGTTCCTAAAATTGATAACATGTTACGCCTTTGCTTTCTTTTGTGCAGTCTTCGAAAGATCTTTAAAATGGACTAATGTTTTAGAAGTTTTGGTATGGTTCTTACCCGTGTGCAAAGAACCATCAGACATTTTATGCATATTTCCTTTATATAGAGTACCATTTTTAAGATAGTGTTTTTGACCTTTTCCCATTTTATTCTCCTATTTAATTTTGGTTTTGCTTAACGCAGAACCTGTTATATACGCCGCTACTATGCCTGTGTTTGCTATTAAAAATGTAGACAACACAGGTGATACAGTTTCCATTCTATCAAGTGAAACTATCGGAAGCAACAATAAAGCCACACCCACGATTGAGACAACCATAGAAACCAACGCCATCATCCTTTGCGTATCAGCTTGTTTATCCTCGTTCTCAAGCCTAATCCACATTGCATGGCGATCCATTTCTTCGTCTGTCACGACCCCATCACCGTCAGCATCTGCCACAGCATACTTACTTTTTGCTTGTAGTTTCTTGGTCATTTTGACATTCCAGCTAATGGGTTCTCTAATGCTTTGCGTATCTTATCGTCTAGATCTTTCTTTAAGTTCTCTATCAACTCTCTGTTTTCTTTTGCTAGAGCGTCCATCATATCTTGCGTCTCTGCCAACTTCTTGTCAAGTCTGTCCACTACTCTATCCCTTCGCTCCTCTGAACTAGAAATAAGACCTCGAATAATTGTTACATTATCTGAGCTAACTTTATTTACATCCTCAACTGACTGCCTGTTCCTTGCTTCTTGCTTGTCCAGTACAACGGTTTGTTTGTCTAAATTAGCATTAAGCTTATCGGCGGTCACTTCTATGTGATTGTTTAATTCAGCCACGTCCTGGTTTAAATCCATACGAAGATCATGCAAGTCTGTTTGTAAAGTAGCGGCGATAGCTTTAACACTATTGATTTGTTCTCGAATGACCGCTGAAGTAGCCTCATCTACCTCTTTTAACAATTCAAATTCTTTTTCAACTATTTTAAGTTCGGCATTTGTCTCGCTGATGTGAGACTCTACCCATCCCATATCGGGACTAACATATTCCTGTACGGCCTCTTTCATGTCTTCGTAATCTTTGTAAAATTCAAAGACCGCCCAAGATCCACCTGCCAGTGTACCCATCAAAGGTAAGATCCAAATGAGCTTACCGAGGAAACCTTTGCCAGAAACCTTTACGCCACCATACTCTACTTCAGCCATTTTACATTCCCCTTAGAAAGTTTTCTTCCAACTTACACGTTTAGAAGACGTTTTTCTTTTTGTAGCAGCTTTTCCTGCTTTAGTCTTACACTGTGCCATAGTAGGACGACAAGCTGGATATGATCCACCAGAACTACGAGACTTGCGACCACACGGTCCACCTGTCTTACAGTTTACCCAACCCTTACCTTTGTTGCGTCCGAACCATTTTCTAAGACTATCGCTACTACTTTTTCTTTTTTTTGGCACTTTTATTTCCCCAATTTTTTGCTCCCACTTTTCTACACTTCACTAACGCTCCAGATCCATAAGCACTTGGCCAGGTGCCTCCCTTTCTAGTATAACGAGCCTTCACTTTCTTGTAACAAGCATCACGTTTTGCTTTTTTTCTCATATGCTTTCCTACTCATATTGAAGTTCAATTAAACTATTCATTTTTTGACTTGACCCAACTACCATCAGGTATGCAGCCATATTGTTATCAGATAATTTACCATCTGGCACTACTATATCAGAGAAAAAACCAGGTGTATCCCGTAATTGTTGTTGATTTTCAAAAAAAGATTTTGAAGATCCTATTACATTCATAACAATAAGTGTCTTTAATTGGTTGGTAGAATCATACCTTCCTTTATCCCCCATCTTCTTCACTATCTTAGATCCAGCCTTCTGTTTGTCAGCTTTCTTTTGTTTTTCGGTCTTAACTTTCTTTTTCTTTGCAACCTTTATTTCTTTCTTAGGTTCTTCCTTGACCTCTTCTTTAGGCTCTTCCTTGACCTCTTCTTTAGGCTCTTCCTTTACTTCTTCAACGGATTCTGGTTCTGGCTCTGGCTCTGGCTCTGGCTCTGGCTCTGGCTCTGGATCAGTTTGCGGTTCAGGTTCAGGTTCGGGTTCAGGAGTAACTTCAACAGGTTCAGGTTCGGGTTCCGCAGAAGCAACTTCTATCTTTTCAACAGGTGCCTCTACTTCAATGTCCATTTCCATTTCAACATCTACCACGGTAACAGGAACTTCCATCTCCATGTTGGGCATGTCAAAGTCCATCTCCATTTCAGGCATGTCGAAGTCCATCTCAAAATCTATTTCTAGATCAAGTTCCAACTCTACTGATTCATATGACGTTTCATCTGTACCACCATCGTCAATAGGTTCTAAATCAAAACCGCCATCAGGTTGTTCTACGGGCATGTTGTTGTCAAAAATATCTTCTACTATATCTAACTCTTCTTGAGTGGCATCTCCGTTTGTATAAACATATTGCTCAACAGTAGTGATTGATTGCATTACGATCCGAGACACAACATTATAAAGTACGTTAATTGTTACATCATCAAAGACTGGACCAATAGCAAGGTTAATATCCCTACCACCTACTTCCACAATAAGAGTAGTAAGCCCATCAGAAAAATCAAAACCACCTGTGTACTGTGCATATCCACTGTCAACTCCTGCCGCTGATAATACATCCGTACCCGCAAACTTAACGGTAGAACCGTCTTTGCCTGTGATATGCATGTATATACTATCGCTAGAATCCTGCTTATCCACTTTTATACTATACGTTGTTTTACCACCTTTTTCTATATTTAGATTTTGAACATCGATTGTTTGTATGAAAGTGGTTCCCATTCCAGAGACACCCATCGTAGAAGTGCTGTTACCAGATCCTGTTATCTGAGCGCATTTATCTGTGCCTAAATCACCACAGGTGGATCCTGTAGACATCGAAGCTGGGCCCTGGCCTCCCCAATCTGAGTCCATATCTCCCTGTTTCGTAGATGATACATAAGTAGAATCAGAGGATAGTATGTCGCCCGAATCTTCATTCGTTACTGTGTCTACAGTCGTGGTTACAGTAGTCACTGTTGTCGTAAGTGTTCCTTGTCCATCATTGTGAGATGTTTCTTCAACAGTCTCTACAATTGTTGTAAATACATCTGGATCACAAAGGCCTACAGTTCCTGTTGGGCATACCTCGTCTGCCTTAGATAAGGAGCAGCATAAGGATAGCACCAAGAGGCTTAAACCACATATGCTTCGTACCTTCATTATCTAAGGGCCTTTTCGTTGGTTCTTTCTTCTTTTCTACTTTAACAGGTTTTACTTCTTCTTTAGAGGTGTTCTGTTCTATAACAATAGCTTTTATGCTAGAGTCCTCTGGTATTAGTTCTGGATTCTTTTCCCACGCAGCTTTTGCTTCATCACCAATCTTACCCATGAAGGGACATGGAGTCCCTGCCATCCACATACTTGTAAACACATTCCCATCTCCACATAAATGAGATACTGCGGCTACCTTCATACCCATTCCAAAAAGACTACGACTTAATTTAATTCGCTGACACACCTCATCTGTAATAGTTACACCTGTAGAAATACCTAAGACTTGAGTCTGCACAGATGCGGCGGCGGCAGATTTACAAACATCACTGTTGTTTACCACCACGCTTGGAGCACTGGCAGTCGGTACAGATTTGTCCGTTACCACAGTTGATGAAACCGTGTTAGAATCCGCAGCATGAGCTTTTGAATACTCAGATGCCAACATAGCAAGAAGAGATATCAATCCCATGTAGATTACCATAAAGTAAATGATTTTTCTAAATATCATTAGAATACTCCTAAAAACCTTTGCGGTTTAGATATAGAGCTAAATCTGGAATTTACCATACCCCCTCGAGCCATGCCTTTTTTAGATAAAGCAATAGCTACTGCTTGTTTCTGAGGATAACCTTCAGACTTCAACTTTGTAATATTAGAGCTTACAACCTTTTTTGACTTTCCCTTTTTAAGTGGCATTACGGTTCAAACCCCCTACGACTTCGAGTTGCTGCGGTGTCCGCTCTTTGTTGAACCGCATCTCGTTGTACATCTATTCGTTCTCTGTTCACTTCATTCCTATCATCTGCAATCTCTTCTTGAAGTTCTAATCGAGCCGCATCCGTTACAGCTTTCTGTTGTAACTTCTCTGTCTCAATCATCATATCTGCTTGGTCAGTCATTGCCTTACGTTGTTCTGACTCTTGCTTAATACCAAGTTCTTGCATTCTAATCTGAACCAAAGGATCAGCCATAGGATCAACAGGAGGTGGTGATAACTCTGGAAGATATTGTTGCATCAACTGTAGTTCTTGCATTGCTACAAGTTTTTCCATTTCTCCTGGTACTTGCATCTGTTGTTGAAGTTCTATCATTCTCTGTTGTGCTAAACGTGGATCTGCACCTCCAGAATCAACATTCATTTTAACTTCGCTTAAAAGACCCGCCAACTCTTGTTCTACTTTTTGCTTTGCCAATAAAGAAATATGTTCTTGTACATGCGCGTAAAATGTTCCTTGTACTTGAGGAGATGTAACAACCAACGGTGTTTTCAAAAACATAAGGTGGATAGCTATGTGTGTTTCATGATCTTGTTCTGGGAAGGCTTGAAGCAACTCTGACATAAGAGCTCTTGCATTCTCCACAGCGGGATCTAAAGGTGTAGGTTCTGGTTTGGGAGGTAGAATCTCATCAATGTTCTGAACCTCTAAGGCTTGATACATCCTTCTATATGCTGCGTATATGTTATGTATTTGAGGATTAGTTTGTGCCAACTGTAATTGAGATTGTGCTAACGTAACCCGTTGTGACATAGAAAAGATATTAGGATCCGATACTGGTATAACATCTACTCTTCCGTCAAAGTCCTGTGCCTTTATTGACCGTGGTGCTCCCGCTACATCATAGGGATACTCAGGCGGCAAGTTGTCAGAGAATATTCTTGCTAATAGTCTAAACTCGGTTTTTTGAGCGTAATGCAATCTCTTATGTATCGCTGACATAACTTTCATTCCACGTTCCAACATCGCAACTGTTGTGCCAACAGGAGTCTCTTGGTTCATGTTATTTACTTGTTCATCAGCTAAAGAAATGAATCTACGCCCACCTTCAATCAACACACCAAGAAGTTGTGCTAATGTTCCAGAAGGCTCCTTGTAAGGAAGAGGAGTAATTGCACTCCTTATATCCCCACCAGGTACATCTATATCCCGCCATTCGCCCGGTTGTAATGGGTCATCCGAATTACGCACCCTTACACCTCTGGCCTTGAATCCCGCTGGCAAATTAGCCAACGTCCCAGCGTCAATAAGTTGACGTAGGATGCTTGTTGCAGAACGACCAAGACCCCCAATCATGTGGATTAAGCCAAAACCATAAAAACCTAACCCAGGCATGAATTTATAATGAACAAAATATTGTCGCTTCTTAGCTATCTCAGAGTTCTCTTCGAAGTTTCTTCGAATGGCAAGTATCTCACCAGAACCTTGATCAATAGAAACGATATATGGTAACTGTATCCCTGTGGCCTCACCTTCAGGGGACATATCTTCAAATCCTTCCAGATCTAAATTAACGTGCATTTCTAAAATAGTGTACACGTCATCCATGTATGTCTTAGAAATACCGTCTAACTCATTTACTTTTTGTTTAACGATGTCTTCTTCATCGGACTTGCTTAACTCTACATCTCTGTAGAACTCCGCAACTTGCATCTTGCGTACTTCATTAAAGTCCATTCTTAAAATGTGAGTGACCCTTGAGGCTGTAGCTAAATCGCTTGCAGAGTACGGAATAACTAAGTCTTGTGCAGGAATAAATTTAGATACCGCTCTTTGCAGTGCTTCATCGTAATAAACTTTTTTGAACGTAGACCCAGATAGCGGTAAATAAAATAACAACTGATCCATGTCAGGATCAAACTCTTCCATTACCTCCATGAGTTGATAGTTCATGTAATCTTTAACTCTGTGCGCTTGATCTTCTCTCGCTTGATCTTGAAGACCCAGTACTTGTGTCTTTATAGGTCCACCCGAAGGTAGCAACTCTTTGTACGCTTGCGCTTGGAACTGAGTTACAGATTCCATAATCAAAGGATGTGTTACACCAGAAGCTCCTTCAAACGGAACCGCTCTCTCTGTTTGTTTAACACCAAGAAGATCAAGACCATTTGTATATGCCTCTTCCCACTCTGCCCTTGACGTAAGATCATCTTCGTATGCTCCTCGCAACTCGGAAGACAATTCTCCTAAATAAGTGTCATCTAAATATTCTGCTAAGTTTTCGTCATGCTCTATTTGAACATCAACCTCACCTTCAATCATTCCACTTAACGCTTGTATGAGAGCACCACCATCTTCCCCTGGTATTACTTCCGCTCCTCCTTCAAAGGTTTCTTCTTGGATGAGCTCAACGTCTTGACCTCCCATATTGGGTGCTGCTTCGCCGCCTTGCATAAGGCCAGAATCTACAATTGATCCCATTGGTTGTGGTGGTAGTGCCATTAGTAGTACTCCCTTTTCTGAGGGTAATAATCTTCTTCTAGGTCTTCTCCGTCAAGAGAAACAAATCCTCCTTGACGAAATCTCATTATTGCTAACGTCATACTATCACAAAAGTCATCATGATCGCCATTAGGAAATGAAGCTACTTCTTCAATCACTTCATCTGTAAACTTTTTATCTGTTGGTGCCCATACTACACCAGCTTCAAACATCGGTGCAACCATATGCATACGAGTTACTTTATCATTTCCTTTACCAGGTGCAAACCCCAAGGCTGGAATGCCTCGAAGCCGCAACTCCTGTATCAAAGGAGTACCTGTAGCTTTTGCTTCTATCAACACCATATCTGGTTCCCAATACTCATGTTCGTCAAACGCAATCTCCTTTAACTCTGGAAAATTCCAACGCCCTCGTTGAGCATCCAGTAGTATTATGTTGTCAGGTCCGCCTTCTTCTGGATTGAATATACCCCAAGTTGTGATCGCTGAATAGTCCGCAGTTTCTTTTTTTGAGAATGCCGTGTCATATGCTTGTAAAATATACTTCAAAGGAGGTATCTTTTCCTCCTCCCAAGGTTGCCACCACTCTCTTTTAACGATTGCACCCTCTGAAGTAGTCGGTTGTTGTTGCCATTGAGCAGACCATTTAGCTACAGGAAGAGAAGCTTTTATAGACAATAATGCGTCTTTTTCCCAAAACTCAGGCCATAATGCGTTATCTGAGGGTAAAATAGCTGGAAATTCAACAACCTCCCACTGATCTGACATCACATCTGACCCCTGTGCTGCCAATAATCTACCCGTTAAATCCTTTTTTCCCCACCTTGTCATAACAATTATGATGGATCCACCTGGTTGGAGACGCTGTCGAGGTCCAGAAGTGTACCATTCATACGCATGATCAAAGGCAGTCTCGCTCAAAGCGTCTTGTTCCGAGTGTGGATCGTCAATAACAAACAAATCCGCACCACGACCCGTGACCGCAGCACCTACACCCGCCGCAAAGTACTCACCACCCTTGTCAGTTTGCCATTTTCCCGCACCTTTGTTGTCTTCTTTTAGGTTTGTGTTTGGAAAAATGTCTTTATATTGCGGATCATCTATCAAATCCCGCACTTTTCTACCAAAACGCACCGCAAGTTCCGTATTATGGGTGGCTTGAATGATTTTTAACTTGGGATTACGCCCCAAAAACCATGCTGGCATAAGATATGACGCAAATTCTGACTTAGAATGACGTGGTGGCATGTTAATGATAAGCCTTTTTAGCTTACCTTCCGCCACTTGTTCTAGTTTTTCTGCAATAATCCTGTGATGTCGGCCTTCAATGAAGTTCTCGTACACATGATGTGCAAAAGGCATGAACTTTTCTTGCGCCTCGTCCCTAAGATCAAGTCGTTTCTTAGCTTCTGTGAGGCTTAGTATTTCCTTTAACGCCTCTTCGGGAAGAGCCTGTAAGTTCATCAGACAACTTCATTAGGATTTAACACATAGGGGGTAATCGGTGCTACCGTTCTAGGTTGGTAGTACACTCCAATACCAGGGCGACCATATGTGACGGCAGGTGTTTCTTCTTCTTCTTCAACCTCGTCTTCAACTTGGTCTATCGGAACACATACATACATACCATTAATTAGTCTAAGTTCATAACCAGGAGGACAATTTCCTCCGTCATCTGGTGGTACAGTAGTGTCGTCGTCATCTCCGCCAGATCCGACAGGAGGAACAACAACATCTCCTCCAGTATCGTCATACGGTGGGAAGACAGTCGTATCTATGTATGGATTAATATTGGTAGTCTCTACAGGATCCGTTGTAACATTACCAGATGTATCTACCGTAACATTAGTCCCAGAAGTAGATGTACCAGTGGCAGTACCAGAAGTAGATGTAATAGTTGGTGATATAATCTCTGCATCCTCAAGAACTTGATTATTAAATCCTTTTCGAGGTAGATTCGGACCTTCAGGTGTTATAATCTCATCCGCTAGAACTGCATCCTCAAGAGGAGTATTATTAAGTCCTTTAAATCCTGGTCGAGGTGCTCTAAGAACATTGTCGTTCATAACTTCACCTTCAAAAACAAAAGGTGCTACCCCTGTTTGATTTTCAGCTCTCTCCATTGGTAGAATGTTTGGTGCTGAAACAACGCTTCGACTCTCACCCGAAGTTCTAGAAGGAGTTAATCCCATTGATTGTTCTGCGAAGTTGGCAATTTCAACCATTGAGAACGGAGTACTATTCTCTATTCTTCTAGCTGTCTCCATTGACAACTCTCCAGATATTGCAATCTCATTGTTAATTAGATCCATTACAGCCATTGTGTCCATAGTTGAGGCAGCGTTATTAGGAACATTCAAATTCATTTCTGCTTGAGTCGCACCTACAAATTCATTTGCTGGGGTTACGTCACCAGTAGATCGAGGAGTATTAATAGCCATCATCCGTGCAGCTTGCTCCTCGTTTAGAATCCCTTGTTCAATCAAAGCTTGGATTTCAGATTGTTTCTGAAGAAGAGTTGGATCTACATCAGGTCCCCTTTGAGGAGCACCTGGAGGATTAAAGTTTGGACCTTGTCGATTACTTGGCAAAACATTAGATACAGGAGTAATTGCAGTATCTTCAGGAGTAAAGCTTGCATCTTGGTCTGGTGCCAATGGAACATTTCTCCCTGCTAAAATCTCACCCACTAATGGATTAGTTTCACCCGATGGAGCTAAATCTGGGAACACCGCTCTCTGTTGTGCGTCACCTGTTGAAGCTTCTTGTGCCGC